CCGCCAGAACGCGTACCGGGTTCGTCCCCTCGCCGCAATAAACACTTTATCTCTTTAATTCTTTATCCCTTAGAGAGTTAGCTAAATAAAAGCCCCGGTAGGGGCTTTTCAGTTTCACTTTTTTGAGCTAAAATTGTGTTAATTACTTTACAGTTATTAACTTTGCGCCCTCTAATACATACATTAAAATATTAAAAAATTAACATGGCACTTACACAAGACCTTCCTATATCAAATTCGATGTATAAGCTTCTGAATCTTATCATTGATGCCCGGCAACAATTCCCCAAGGCGTTCCGGTATGAATTTGGTACGGAGTTGATGATGCTTGCCGTCCATTGTTGCGAATATATCCGTTATGCAAATACAGATATGAACCTTGAGCACCGTGCAGATTATCTGATGAAGTTTTTGTGTGAGTTTGATGCATTGAAATTACTGCTAAGAGTGTGTGAAGAACGACATTTGACCAGCCTGACTCAAACTGCCGAAATCTGTCTGCTTGCAGAGAGCATCGGTAAGCAAAGTACCGGCTGGTACAAAAAAACGGTTGCAGATCTCCAACGGCAAAAAGCTAACGGATCGCAACAAGTCGCAAAGCCGGAGTCATAATCGCCAAGGGGATTATGAGTGAGCAATTAGAATTATTTATTGGGCATCCCCCCGGTGATGAGCCGGGAAAGACTAAGATAGCGGATGCAACGGCTTCCAGCAGTTGGAACGTGAACTTCAACAACGGCAACGTCAACACGAACAACCGCCAGAACGCGAACCGGGTTCGTCCCCTCGCCGCAACAGGTAATATAATCTATGACATACTTCTTAGCAGTATTTTCGAAGCATCCGAAGATTGTGCCAGGCAGAAAAGAACGAGTACGGATTGTGTTGAGTTCTATAATGATTATCAGTCCGCATTGGTGCGGCTATGGTATTCTATTATTTACGGTGAATATGTACCGGACTTTTCAAAAGTATTCATACGGACTTACCCGGTATATCGGGAGGTTTTTGCCGCCGCTTTCATTGATCGTGTTGTCCATCACTGGATCGCTCTTCGTATCGAGCCGATCTTAGAGGAACGCTTCCGGGAACAAGGAAACGTCTCCAAGAACTGCCGGAAAGGTGAGGGATGCTTGTCTGCCGTGCACTATCTGAATAACATGATAGTCGAGGTCAGTGAGAATTATACTGCCGATGCGTACATTTTCAAAGATGACCTGTTCAGTTTCTTCATGTCTATCTCGAAATCGTTGGTATGGGAAATGCTGAACATATTCGTAAGGGACAATTATAAAGGCGATGATATTGAATGTTTGCTTTACCTTCTAGCCGTTACTATCTTTCATTGTCCACAAAATAAGTGTATCAGACGCTCTCCCGTCTCCATGTGGGATAAACTTCCCAGTAATAAAAGTCTGTTTCATAATGACCCTGACAGGGGAGTGGCTATCGGGAACCTGCCGTCGCAACTCATAGCCAACTTTCTGGCGTCTGTATATGATTATTTCGTGATGGAAATACTGGGATTCAGACATTATGTACGCTTTGTTGATGACTTTTGTATCGTGGTGAAATCTCCGGAAGAAATATTGTCCAAAGTCCATCTTCTTGATGGTTTCCTGAAAGAACAACTCCTTTTACGGTTGCATCCACGCAAGCTGTATCTTCAGCATTATAAGAAAGGAGTCTTGTTTGTTGGGGCGTTCATTTTGCCGGGTAGAATTTATGTATCTAACAGGGTGGTTGGTAACACATATAACGCTGTCAGGAAATTTAATAGAATAGCTGAAAATGGATTTGCAGAAGCGTATGTTGAGAAGTTTGTGAGTACAATGAACTCTTATTATGGCCTGATGAAACACTTTGCAACGTACAATATCCGTCGTAAAATTGCAGCGATGTTACTTCCTGAATGGTGGGAATATGTTTATATCGAAGGACATTTTGAAAAGTTTGTATTGAAGAATAAATATAACCATAGAAAACAACTAATTAAACATATCAAAAAACATGGATCAAAAAAATATCTTACCGCGTGGGATTGCTAAGCCTATCGAGCAACAGCCGGACGGAACTTGGATTGTACGTCATCACTTCCGGGTGGTTGGTACCAGTGAGAATGGTGAAGAACTGGTAACTTTTGCCAGTTCGGAATATCCCGAGAAACCTACCTTGCAACAGATTCAAAGAAGTATTGACCGTTATCGGGTGTGTCTAACAATGTATGGAGATACAATTTCAGACGAAATAGAAAAGGTTGATCTTTCCGTGTATATGTTTACGGATTAATAGTTCAATCTGTTGGTTGTTTAGGGGTGCTTATCAAGCATCCCTTTTTTATTTATGGAAAAAGTGAAAATTATAATGTCTTGTTTTATAGATATTTATCATAGAATTGATTTCCAAGATTTTCCATTTTTGTAAAACTCGTTATTATACTCAATACATTTGTTCCATACAGAATATTTTATTAATAATTAAACGCTATGAGTATGGGTATAAAAGTATTGTATGATTGGCTTTTGCAATCTAACCGACCGGCACACGTCAAAGCCGGGATGTTCGTCTTTGTTGTAATGCTTGTTTTCTGTTTCCTTCTATTAGGCATTGATTTCTGTAAATCTGCTATTGTTTCTTTAACGACAACCGCCATTGCCGCAATAGTGGTTGAGTACATTCAGAAAAAGTGCGGGTTCATCTTTGATTGGCTTGACGCATTAGCTACTGTTTTGCTTCCTGGGCTGATTACTGTGTTTTCAATATTGGTAGTAACTTTATGATTAATATTATGAGATGGTTATATGAGTTATTTAATGTAGACCAGATACGAATTATTTTCGTTTCGATGTTCAGTTCTCTTCTTGCTTATTTAACGCCGACTAAAGGTTTTCTTATAGCATTAGTTGTAATGTTTGGATTTAATATTTGGTGCGGAATGAGGGCTGATGGTGTTTCAATTATACGTTGTAAAAACTTTAAGTGGGATAAGTTTAAAAATGCCTTGGTCGAACTTCTCCTCTATCTTATAATCATTGAAGTAGTCTTCTCCTTTATGAGCTTGATAGGAGATGGTGAGAACTCATTGTTAGTTATTAAGACTATTACGTATGTATTTTCTTATGTATATCTTCAGAACGCATTTAAGAATCTGATTATTGCTTATCCTAGAAACAAAGGGTTTCGTATAATTTACCATGTAATACGTTTTGAATTTAAGCGGGCTACGCCTACACATGTACAAGGAATTATTGATAGAATCGAAAACGAACTAGATAAAGAGGAAAGATATGAAAATATTGATTGATAACGGTCACGGTAGTAATACTCCGGGTAAGTGTTCTCCAGATGGCAGGTTAAGGGAATACTCCTATACCCGTGAAATTGCTGGGCGTGTAGTATTTGAATTGCGTAAATTAGGTATTGATGCGGAACTGGTCGTGAAAGAGGAAATAGATGTTCCTTTGTCAGAACGTTGTAGGCGAGTGAATGAATATAAGACTTCTGAAGCAATTCTTATTTCTATCCATTGCAATGCAGCCGGTAATGGTTCAAATTGGATGCAAGCACGTGGTTGGGAAGCATGGACCAGTGTGGGACAGACAAAAGCCGATAAGCTGGCTGACTGTCTGTATACTACTGCTGAAGAATGTTTGTTTGGAATGAAAATACGGAAGGATATGGCAGACGGTGATCCAGATAAGGAGAGTAGTTTTTATATCTTGAAACATACGAAGTGTCCGGCTGTTCTGACGGAGAATCTGTTTCAGGATAACAAAGAAGATGTGGATTTCCTGCTGTCAGAGGAGGGGAAACGGACTATTGTTTCTCTTCATGTGAAAGGCATTTGTAAATATCTAGGCATATGAAGTCTCTTCCGTGGATATTAGTCTGTCTATTGTTTGGTGTGATCGTGTGGATGCGTTGTCATCCGCACGATCCGTCAACTGTGTACATTAAGGGAGATACTGTACATATTCGGGACACAGTAAGAGCCACAATACCTCAACCGGTAAAAGAAACTCCGAAACGTATCGATACGGTATATTTACCTATCTTGATAGATACTACGACTGACAGAACCGTAGAAAGTGATTCAATTTCGGTACTTATACCGATAACAAGCAAAGAATATGAGACCGATGATTACCGGGCCATAGTCAGTGGATATAAGCCCAGTCTTGATTTCATGGAGGTGTACAGGGACAAGGAAATTATTACCCTTTCACCTTTACAGAAAAAGAAGCATTGGGGATTAGGCTTGCAAACTGGATATGGTTATCCGAGCGGCTGGTATTTCGGGATTGGAATCAGTTGTAACTTGTTTATATGGTAAAGTTTGTATTAGTATATATATTTAGACTGCTTTTATGTTGATTTATGAAATGAGAAGTGTAAATGCATTTTTTATTTTCCTTTTCTGATATTTATTACTATTTTTGCTGCTCATTAGCAGTAAATAAAGATTAAAAATATGGGCCATATATTTGGTGAGCTTTAAAAAAATAAATTTCAGTAAATAGAATTTATGGAGTATTGGCATGGCCCGTCAAGAAACATAAGTTCTGTTTTTATTGATTAATATGAAAAACAATAATAGGCATAGGCGGACCATTGTTCAATCTCGTCTGTGGTATCTGCGTCGTGAAAGGAGAAGGAAAAGGGCAAAAGATAAAGCTAAAGCTATTAGAATACAAAGAAATAAAAGAAAGAAAGTTAAATATAGAAGGGAAAGAAGTAATATAACTTATTATTCTAATCAAAGTAGAACATTAGTTGCTCCTGCTCGTTTTTCTTTATTAGAATACCCGGAAGATGTTATTCGTTTTATCAATAAGATAGAGATTTTACTTTCAGAAAATACAAAGGTGAAAAGTATAATGTTCGAACTACACGATATTACGAATATCGATATTGGGGCTATATGTTTATTATTATCAAAGTTAAATGAATTATCCAGAAAACGAATACAAAACTGGGGGACTTTGCCTAAAGACCCTAAATGTCGAAATTTTATTAAAGAATCTGGGTTCTTGGATCGTATGAGAGATATGTCAAGTGGCAATCCGTTTTCACGAAAAAATAAAAACTTAATATTGAATAGAGGGTTTGATAAAACAGACAATGCTGCTACTGCTAAAGAAATTCGTAAGGCTGTGGAGCATATAACTGGAGAACAAGGATATTTCAAACCGATATATAGCATTGCGCAAGAAATATGTGCAAATTCAGTAGAACATGCGAATGAGAACACCTATAAAAAGAACTGGCTGTTTTCAACAAGTTATTTAGATGGTGAGGTTGTATTTACGATGACGGATATTGGTGATGGTATACTAAAAACTTTAAAACGAAAATTTGTAAAACAAATTCAAGATGAACTTTTTAAAGATTCTATTGATGTTTTGGTTAATGCTTTTGAAAAACAATATGAATCTAGGACTCAAGACCCTAATAGAAACAAAGGCCTTCCAAAGATTTATAAAGTATCATCAGAAAAATACATTAAAAATTTGATTGTAGTTACAAATAATGTACTTTTGAACTTTGATGAACCAGAGAAATCAAAAATACTAAAAAACACATTTAAAGGAACATTTTATTATTGGATTTTAAATAAAGAATGTATTGAAAAATGGGAAAAGAGATTCGAAAAATAGCAGTGATTAATTATTCGCTGGACCCAGGTCCGCGGTATGTGCGCCAAGGTGAAGACTCGGGTGAAGATTATTATCATAAAGTTCTTAATCATGAATTTTATGAAGCGTTAATTAGTGGTCAAGTGCTTGAGGTTTCATTAGATGGGACGAGTGGATATGCTTCATCTTTTTTAGACGAAGCGTTTGGAAATCTTGTTTATGATTTTTCTTTGGATAAAGTTAAATCTTCTATTTCTATTGTATCAGAAGAGGAGCCAGAATGGAAAGATATGATAGAAAATGAAAGTTTTAATGAATGGGAGAAACGTAGAAAAGATCAGAGAGAACCGGAAAAAACAATAGACCATCCTAGCTGGTTTAGATATAATGGGTCAGAATATTTGCAAAGAATATGGATACAGAAATCGAAATAATAGGATTTTCATTATGTAAATCTGATTGGATTTCTGTTTGTAATCTAATTGTAACAAGTTTTATTGGTATATGGTTAGCATTAATTGTACAGAAGAATTTCACTATTAATAGAGCGATAAAGGATTATTATATTCAAGAAGTAAAAGATGTTAGAAAATTATATGTAGATTTTCTAAACAATGTGTACAAAGGGAAAATTTCCGCGAAGAATATAAAAGAATGGTTTAAGATCGTATCTAATAGGATAAATTGTGTTGAGCGAAGTTTAAACGATTCATTTTATATTAAAGATAGCAATATTGGTAGAATACATTCAGAAATACAGAATTTTATAACTGGTACAGATGATTTTAACAATGGCTACCGAAATGATAAATTAATTTTTAGAGAAACAACCAAGAATGATATTTTAGTGTACCATACTAAATTATTAGAATGTTTCACAGATGTTGTCGTAAAAATTAATAGAGCTAAGAAACATGGAGTGTTTTGGCAAATAAAGCGGTGGTTTAAAAAATAA